ATCATCCCTGGAAACCACCCTGAACAGGTCATATTCTACATTGCCAAACGGCTGAGAAATGAACCAAGGTGTTTTAGGGGCAGCATATCTGGCGTCATACGTGCCAAACATAGTCGACCATGCGCCAAGCGCCGAATCATTGTCATACTGAGATCCGGACAACACCGCCACAGTTGCAGTCGTTGCACTGGCACTCAGAGCGGCAACTTCAGCATCAACCGGGTAATGAAGCCAAAGTATGTGCTTCTTTTCCTCGAAGCTATCAGGGCTCGTGTTCAGGACTTTTGCCACATAATAATCAGAGCTTGGGTTCAAGCTAGCAGTCAAGATCCTGAGCCCTGGGAAACCATCATCGCTAGCAAACGATGCACCGGCCGATGATGAAATGATGATCTTGAAACAGTCTTCCAGCAAACCCTCAGTGCCAACCCGTGCCGACTCATAGTTGTTTGTGCCTGCCGCAAAAGTTGCTGGGTCATAGGTTACATCAGATGCACCGCTCATCACCATGAACCGAGCATCATCTGTAGAAAACAACACGGCTCTGACAAGGTTTGGCTCAGCAGAAACAGAGTTGTTGTTCGTGAACTCTGGAAAACCGAAAGCCTCATCGGTTGTTGGGACGTGCTTGCCGACCAGGAACTGGACCACTCCTGGCCGAGCACCACTCATGAAGGTGTTGTTTCCGCTCCAGTAGATCGACATTCCAGCATTCGTAACAACTCCGGCCTGTTTTGTTTGCTCAATTTCTGCCGAGCTAGAGTTTGCACCACAACCAAGCACCCGAATATAGTTCAAGCTAGCTAGCTCGTTCTCTTTGGCCGCAAAGTACCTCTCGACCGCATAGCCGCCCGGGAGCGCCGGATCCAAGTCGCCGAAGATGTTCTTGAAATCGTCGATCCCGCCGAGCGTGACTGGCACAAATGCTGGACCTTTCTTTGCCGCTCCAATCACGGTTGCAGGCACGCCGCCCACAATAGCTTCGCGCTGAGTCAGATCGAATTCTCTGTCGAAATACCCAGGCGCTTTGAATGTCATATTACCCATTTTTCACTGTGTTCCTTGTCTACTTTACTGTTCGTAAGTATGGAACCAAAGATGGGAATCCGGACGTAGCTTTGCCGTCGGGCGCCTTAAATAGTCGCCGGTTCGGTTTTCATTCAGGTTTTGCGTCTTTTATTCTGGCTGCCATCGATGAAGAACGCATCCAGTGTTTCGAGGTCGGAAGCGGTGTACACAGTCTCACCATGCTTCTGAGATCTGTTCATCTCCTTGACAAACCTGCCATCTTTCCGAAACAAGAACTGCTGGTTGGTTGTCTTTGGTGAGCCGTCGTTTCTCAGTGGCGTTTCTTCCACGTCTTGTGAGAGTGAGAACTTTGTCATCTGGTCATCCTTGGTCATGTCATAGAGGGCAGAATCGCGAGCAGACCCGATTGCTTCCGTGCCACTAGCCAGCTCAGTCTCAAAGGAGATGGATGGGTTAGAGATGTAACGTTTGATCGCTGTCTTCTGGCCAGGACCACTGGGTGCGACCAACAAACCTTTGACTGTCATGGTGAACACGTTCCGAACGATTCGCTCCTCATCAGTCATGTCTTCGGAGTTGTTCCCGGATGAGATCTCAGATTCCAGGATGGCATTGAACCAGTAGCCCTTCTGGCTCTTGAGATAGAAAGATTTACCAGGAGCTAGCTGGGATGCTAAGGTAGTCTCGATCAGGTAGTTCATGTGCATCTCTTCTGTCGTCCAGAACACTATCTCATACTTGGCATCAAAGCTCTGTGGAAACGGTATCTTGATGATCTCGTAGATGTGATCTCCCGGATTTAGATTGCTTGCCAGGAGCATGCCCTGCCTGATCGCCGGATTGGCCTCTAGGTTGTTTTTATTTCCCCTGAGAGTGGTCGGCTGAGTATCTGGCAGGTTCTTTAATCCGATGGCATTTAATAAAGCCTGATAGCCTGTATCGTCGATCTCTGACAGCTTCCTCTTGATCGTCATCTCGCCAAAGAATGTTTGCGGCGATTCTTGGCTGAGTCCCGTCCTTCTCACAGAGATGGC